TCTTCTTCGCCACAATAACACCACATATCATAAAACCAACTGGCAGTACCATCAGGAGTAGAAATAAACAAAGCCCATCCCTGTTTATCAGCCAATGCGGGTCTTATAACTTCAGCCCATACTTCTCTATCCATAAATGCAGCTTCATCCAGCACAACACCAGCTAAACTTCTACCCCTCAATGCCATTGCATTTTCTGTTCCTTTCAACTCAATAGTCGATCCATTTATTAATTCCAACCTTAAATCTGTTTCATTCTTGCTTTTAATCCAAATATTCGGTGTTAATCTCTTTAAC